GATATTCTTTTATCTCATAATCTTTTCCATATAAATTAAATTCTATCATTTTCTACCATATCTTTTATCTTTATTACTAATCTTGTAATTACATCCACACGATTTAGTATTATTACTTTCTACATTCTGTACTATAATCATCTTCTCATTACCACAATCACATTGGAATAGACCAGTCTTAAAATATCTCTTACCTGATTTAATATATCCTGTACGTTTGATTAGTGTTAGTTTGTTTTGTTTGTGTCCTATTTCCATATAAATAATATACACTTTTTATCTCACAAAGGCAATACTATAACGCCCTGTTGATTTTAAATTCTTAACCTCATAATACATTCTTAACATTATACTATCAGCAATATCGGGACTGACCCCTAACATCTTCTTCATTACGTCCTTTCCGATTACACCTACCTTACCATCTTTCTCTACATCCTTTAGTTTGATTGCTAATAGTTGTTGAGTTAGTTCATCCACTAAACCTGGATCTAATACATTAATACTAATCTTACCATCCTTGAATAGGTCTGATAGTTTAACATAACATTGAGACTTTAAGTTGGTGAAGTTCTGTTCGTGTAATGGTCTTGAGTTGTTTACAAATGATGTACATCTTAATCTGTCTACAAGGAAACCTCCTACTCCATCACTATCTGCTATGACTTGAGATGGATGGATTCCATGTTTGGATATTAAATCTCTTATATGATTATACAATGTGTCTCCGTCTATCTTATTATATCTTATTATTTCTACAATAGTTAATCCCACCCAAATTGATATAACTGTACTATCACCACCGAAACGAGCAACGTCAATACATATATATTTCTTATCTGATGGGTTTGGAGCAAACTTAAATGATGATGCTGCTATACTATCAAAATCGTATAGAGCATCCAACGATTCATTATAGTTCCAATCACCCATTAACAATCTCTTGCGTTGTTCTGATGGTAATGAGTTTAACATATCCAAATAAGATTTTGGTAAATGTGGGTTGTCGTGTGGTAGACTTGGAATGAACTTAATATTGTCTGGCAATCTTTCTTCAACATAAGGGATATAAAACTCTGACTTAATAAATCCCTGTGATGGGTTGGTGGTCATTAATATCTTGCCAATCAAATTGTGTTCGTTCAATTTAAATCTTAGACGGGACTTAACAATGTTATAGGCCGTCCTTGTTACTTGGGAACTTTCTTCTATTACCGCACAAGTAATCTCTATACCCGCAAGACTATCGAAGTTTGGGTCAGATGGTTTTGCTTCCAAATCCTTTAGGATAATTTCTGAACCATTATAGAATGTAATTGTATTTGATTGTCCGTTATAGTTATAATGTTTTTCTGCTTCCATCCCACTCATCTTTAAAACCTCAAATAAGGTGTTTAGAGACGTTTGTTTTAGAGATGATAAAGTTGTACGTCCAAGTAAAGTTCTTATCCCCTTGTACTTTAAACACATCGTCATTAACCATAAACACGCTAACATACTCTTCCCACCACCAGCACTTCCCCCAAAAACTAATTCATTGGTCGTGTTGTCCATAAGATAATCCCATGCGATGGTTTGTCTCTTAGTTAATTTTATATCTGGCATATAATGATGATGGTTTATAATTCTTATTAGAGTTATTATGTTCCAAGTGATGAAACATTAAATCCCTTGGTAAGAATTTAGAACAGAAGTAAGAGTTATTGAATGATGATGTGTTCCCATCAAATGAAACTTTCTTATCCACTATTAATAATTGTAAGTCCTTATCCAAAAAGAATTGACCTACCTCTTGGTAATTTAATATTGGTAGACCTAATATCATTGCAAATGGTTTCCCCAATTTATATAATCTATCCAATACTTCTAACTTACGAGTGAAGGGTGGATTTGAGACCACACAATCATAGTATGTAGGTTCATACTCAAAAAAGTCATAACCATCTTCTATGTGTCCGTAAATCACTTTATGACCCTGTTTGATTATTTGTTGTACAAACTCTGATTCAAATTTATCAAATGGACACCACACAATACTATTCGGTTTAATAAATTGTAAGATTGGTTCAACCAATATTGATGGTGTGTAATACTCGTCCTTATCTTTACTTCTATAATATTCAGTGTTCATAGGTCAAAAACGAAATTTTACAGGCTTAATCCCTGTCTAATACAATGTTCAAGTTTATTTCATTTCCGTTCGAAGTAATATCAATCTTCTTCGTACCTTCCAAAGAATGTATTTTTGCAATATCCGCAAGAACTTCTCTTTCAACTCTTTTATTTCTGTCTTCTCTGCATCTTTTAAGTAAGTCATATAGTTGGTTTAAATGATTTTCTAATATCTCCTCTTGGTTTTGAGTATATCTTTCCTTTAATCTTTTTCTTGCTTCCGCCCATAGGTTCTCACCTTGACGAACAGACACACCAAATTCTTTTGATGCTCGTTCAGCAAACTCATTATAACCCAAATGTTCGTATAACATCATTTCATATACTCTACTCATTCTTGCTTCAAATTCCAACTCATCGGTTTTTCTTCCTGCTTTAGCCATAATATTTTATTTAAAATTTTCTGTAATATATATTTTTAACTTATTTGCTTGAGAGTTTGCACAAGACATACATCCCCAGTCAAAATCCTCATTAAATAAGAAATTATATACCTTATTTACAAACTGTCGTTTAGAATTATCTTTTCTATTCAATTCAACATAAGCAAGTTTAATCTCATCCATTGTTGGGATATATGGGATATAATCTTCATCCTCAATAATTGGTGGTAGTTCTGTTATAGGTTTTTTCTTCTTACAAGATGTACAACCTTTCTTCTTCTTACCATCTGACTTTAAACTATTAATTTTATCTTTTAATTCTTTTTCCATATTAATTCATTGTTTATTCTTGCTTCAGCTATCTTTAAATATTCTTCTTCCTTCTCAATTCCAATAAAATCAAATCCACCCCTGATTGCTGCTTTACCTGTTGAACCACTACCAAGGAAACAATCTAATACGGTTCCATTAACTGGTGTTACTAATTTAATTAGGTATAACATTAGTGCTGTTGGTTTAACTGTTGGGTGATTGTTCTTCATAGTTGGTGCGTTCTCACCATTCTCTATTAATCTTTTCTCTACACTAATTTTTCTTCCTATTCCACCTGAATTAAGTTGTGATGGTCTATTCTCAAATCCATCTAACCCTTCATCTCTATCTTTCTTGGACGCCTTGGGACAATAGAAAAACCTACTCGCACCACCTTTATCAGTTTTACCATCATTTACTTTTGTGTCCCCTTTTGATTTAAATCCTTCATATAGATTTTTAGGACTTGATTGTTGGGTCATACCAACCTTACCTGTACTAATCCCCGATTGTTGGTCTAATACTTGTCCCGCCTCTTCGTCAAATATGATGTTTGCTGGCCATCTACCTTCTAAATTACCACCAACCTTAACCGTAATATTATCCCTATATTTTTCATTTGATAAGTTATATGAATTACCTAAATTACTTTCATCTGTTTTATAACTTCTACCTATTCTTTTAGCGTTAGCAGGGTCAATACCTGGTATCCTACTCTCATCTATATTTAATCCACCCGTTCCCCATCGTAATACATTCTCCGCCACAGTCTTTTCACTTAATGGTTTCCGTGCCATAACGATTGGTTCGTGGGATGGTTTTAACGCCGTTCCCCATCCTTCCCATTCACTATTACCTTTTTCAATTACTTTAACTCTATAACCATTTTCATCAACTTGTTTTGAAAAGTCACCATTAATTGAACCTTCAATACAATTTGAATTTGCTGCGGTATTATTAACTTTATATGATGTTTTTTCTATACCAACAACCTCCCTATCATTCCCTTGTAATTTATCCACCGCCTTACCGATGTTATGTGATTTAGGAAACCCTGAACCATACACCCACATAATCTGGTCCCTTATCTCAAACCCTGCGTCTTCAATTGCCACAGCCATTCTATGATAGGTTCTACTACCACTGAACGCAACCATATGACCACCAGGTTTTAATACCCTTAGACATTCTATCCATACATCAGGACGTTGTGCTATATCACCACCATCCCAAGTCTTTCCCATAAATCCTTTTGATGCTCTACTGAACGCACCATCAGTTCCATATTGTGCTGGCGCTGAACCTTCTTTACCAAACCTTTTAACAATTGATGTTAAATGATATGGTGGATCCGTTACAATACTATCTACTGAATTATCTGGTATAGTTTTTAATACCTCTAAACAATCTCCTAATCTTAAATCTATCATATATCTATTTTAATCATGTATTAGAGGATATTCATCCTCGTCTTTTAATAAGTCCATTAGTTTTTTATGTTCTTCTTCATTCCATTTATTTAATTCCCTCGCCAATAATCCATCAGGTGTGTCTGGTATAAAAAACTCATCTATATTATCCATACTGTGTACTGATTCTATTGATGGTATTACTGCTTTTGGTTCTGGTTTCTTACAATTGCAACCCATTTTTTTCTATTTTAATTGGTTTATATTCCATCCTTAGTTCTCTTGTCTTATCTAATATATATTCTTCAACATCATTTGGAGTTGGTAAATCTAATTCTCTTTCTCCCCACGAATTTATCACCTTGGATTCAACGGGTTCAACATATCTTCCCAATTTTCCCAATCTTCTATCTCTTTCAAACTTTCTTTTTGTTCTTCTATATGCTGAGCTACTCATTGTTATATCTTTTAAATGTATTTAATTTAACTTGTGTCCTTGTCTCTTTAATATATCTTCCTATTGATGGTAATGATATTGTCGTTTCAATTGCCACCTTCTTTAATGATCCTTTAATAAGGTACAACTCGAAGATATGCTTCAAAAACCATGATTGATCCTGAAACTCTTGTTCCATTATATCCATAAATCTATGTTCATCCATCTCCGTTTCATCCTTTAATATGTGAACCGCATCATTCAATTCAACGTGGGTGAAGTTTTCTTTTTTATATTTCTTATAGAATGGTGAGGATGGATAACACCAATTCACCATAATCATTTTTACAATATAAAACTTTAGACTCTCATCATCCGTTCTTATGTTATTATAATCTTTTTTATCATAAAGTTGAAGTATAACCTCGTGCAACAATTCTGAAGCCCAATCATCATTCTTGGTATATTTCTTTGCTATTATTAATAACTTGTAGTAATTCTTATTTATGTACTGATCTATTTCAATCTTCATGTAAGTTCTTTCTACAATCCAACAAGACCTGGCAAATAACATATTGCTCGAGTTGTTCATTTGTAATTATACTACTTTCTAATACTTCATCTAAGAATGTAATACGGTTTATTTCTGGATCTAAATCCCTATCAATATTTTCATACAATACATCAATCAATTTATTACATAAAACTTTCTTAACATCATCACCTAATTTGAAATAGTTAATTGGAACATCAATCCACCCCAATTCAATGTGTTCTTCTTTTCTTTTCATAATTATAGTCGTGTATTGCCTTCCTTATTGTGGTGTGGGAACAATCATAAATATGTTCTAAATCATCAAAAGACATTCCATCTTCTCTATATTGTAATATTTGTTCTATATTCTTCATTAAATTATTATATACATATGGTGTATTTGACCAATTAATTCTTTTATGTGGTTTCTTTATGCCAGGTACTACGTTGAGGAACTTTCCATCTTCTTTAATACCAGGTTTGTTCCATACATTTGTTGTCTCATCAAATATCCAACCAAGAGCAATCATCAATTCAAATGTCTTTTCCTTTTGATAATCATTGTAATACTCATTTGGTTTGGGTCTATATATTCTACCAAATGGATCTTGATTTTGTTTCCCTTTATTTTGTGCAATTGAATAACAAGGCTTACAATTCTTATAATAATAATTTCTATTTCCTTGTGTGTTCTTATGAAATTTACTAAGAGGTTTATACACTAAACAATCTTTACATACCCTATACTCCTCCAGTATGTCTGGTTGTGATTTTAAGTCCTCTGGTTGGTCTAATTCTTCTTCTTGGAATATATCTATCATATCTATAAATAGTTTAAGAAAACCCAAAATCTTGTTCTTTAGGCAAGAAGTTGGGTCTGAGTAGCATTATCAGGTATGATAATAAATAAATATAAACTAATTAATCTATTTCTTCAAGAGATAGAAATTGTTTAGTCTTTTCAATAATTCTTGAATATTGGCTAAGAATAATATTATCACAAGAACTTCGTTCTGTTGAGGGTAATTGCTCCAGCATTGCAATATATTCATTTCTTTTTGTTGAGGGTAGGTTATAAAATTGCTTCAACGATATTTCATTGTTGCGCCATTTCCATCCCTTTATTTCTTTTTCCATATATATAAATATATTAAAAATTATTTATTAAAAGAAATACTTCAACAGATTGTTTCCAGTATATACTGGTCTGTTTTCTTTTTAACAATTAACTCAACAGGTTGTACTAGTAACAACCCCCCCTAGTCCCCCCCATAGAAGGGCATAGAAATAGTGCTTGATATTCTTCTATTAAAAATAGTTTCAAGTGGGTTTTAAGTCTCCGCAACTTCTATACATAATAAATACAAAAGATTTTCCGAAAAGCCAAATTATCTTTCAACTATTTTTTTTAAGTATGTGGAAAACTATATACATATATATTTCCTACTTTTGAGATAAGTTTGTATATTTATCTATTATAAACAATTAAAACAATATTATTATGGCAGATTTTTTTCACAACAACATCGAAATAAATTTTGATGAACTTGCTCCGTTAATTAATATGGCTAAAAGCCAAGATGAAAGAGTATTATGTATTTTTAATACCATCCCTGATGAAGTAATCTCAAGATGGCCAATACAAAAAATACATGATAGATTATATAAAGGTAAAAAATTAAGTGATTTATCTTTAGGTAGGGTATTACGTAATCTAAGTGCTAAAGGTTATTTAGTTATTGTAGGTAAAGAAAAAGGAGAAAAGGGAGTAGGTAATTACTTATATAAATTAAACCCAAATCCTCCTCAATGTAAAAAGGCTTTACCAAAAAAGGTTGACGTTAATTTAGTTTTCATAGACAACCCTGATGGTACAAGAGATTTAAACTATTCTGAGATGTTAAAGACATTCAACGCAAAGTTCAATTCAGCAAAAGAAGTATTAAAATTAAAAAATCAAAACTAAACAAAATGGCGAATAAAAATTGGATGGATATGTGTAATACATATGAAAGAACACAAGGGTTTAAAGAATATACCCAACCGATCATCATTAGAACATCCGCATTAACACAATCGATTGAATTGATTAAAATGTTTGCTATTAATGTTTCTGTTGTTGAGTTATTTAATATTCAATCAGAGATGTTCAACTACCTTGAGACAGGAGAAACAAAAGTATTTAAAACCCTTCATGATAAGACTAAAGGAAAAAGTCCATTAGCTGAAGATAAAGTTATATAATTATTTTGAATTACAAATTCTTTTAGTTATATTTATAATAAGAACGGGGAAGAAATTTATTGCTGATTGCCATTGGAAATATTGTTTGTTATACAACCCCGTTCTTTTATTTAGTCTATTGTTCTTCCAGATATATAGAGAAAAGGTAAAGACCCCCGTTTGTTTCCACTTACGGGGTTTTTTATGTGGATAAAGTGTGGATAAGTTTATAAAAAAGATTTGGTGGGTAAATTATACCTACATATCTTTGTGTAACAAAACCAAAAAATATGTTACATACTTTATCAATCCTACCTTATTTCATTATTACAGTTGTAGTATTATATAAATTAAACCGTCTAACTAAATTAAAATAAAAAAGGTTCCACATAGAACCTTTATATTTGTTATTTTAAGACGTTTTTAGACTACTTGTTCTCCCATTGGGAAATACATATAGCGTATGACTGATCTTGACCATATTCGTCTATAATTGACGATATACACCTATTGATGTATTTGTCTTCTTCCTCACCTTTTTCGGGTAAAGGTATGATGAATTTCTCGTCCACTGCTAATGCAGGAACCATAGGTGGTTCAATCTGTTTAGATAATTCTACTCTAATCCTTCGTAATTGATTTAAATCCATATTATTTAAGAGTTAGTAAATATTTAGTTTCGTATAATAGTTCAACGATTGTGTCTATTTGATTTTGGATGTAACTTTCTTGTGGTAAAGTTTTTCTACCATCTTCGACAAACACGCATAACATATGAAAATACTCCATTGAAGCACCTTCTTTCCAATCAGAAAGAGGATAAGTAGAGTAAGAAAGAATAATTCCATATTTTCCTTGAACCGATTCCACAAACCCATCCACCAATGGTACAATACTTTCATAGTAATTTCTTAATGCTTTATGTTCAGAGTATGAACTTGTTTCATGATGAAAAACGTGTGCTTGTGTTCTTGATTGCCACAGCGTTGAAACGAATTGATTTAATTCCATATTAATATATATATTTTAGAAGCAATCGGGACAGTTCCACCAATTAGCACCTTGTTCTGAATATGCTTGCATTGCTCCACCACCACCGTTTAAGTTTGTTATTTGATTAAAGTTCCAACCCTTACGAGTTGAATGTCTTAGGAATATTCCGTTATTATATTTTTGTACACGATCTGGAACCATACCATCTATCGTTGAAGAATTATTATAAGACGGAAATAAATTCTGACCACGACCTGTTAATAGATAATCAATTAATCTTTGTGAATAAAAATCTGCACGTTGTTTTTGTAATGAACGAAGATATTTCATTGTCTCAATTTCAACAGGAGCACCAAATTCATTATTACCTTCTTGGATGCCACGATTTAATGTTCTATACATTAGATGTGGTATAGCATTAAAGTACGCTGTTTGAATAAGATATGGTTGAATATACTCATTAACTAAAGTTAATTCATCCGAATTGAATGTATTACCTGTAGCTTGTACCTTAGATAATAATTCATTATAGAATTTTGATCCTAATATTGTTTGTAAATCAATATCCTGAGCAACTTGAACTTCCGCTTTAAGAACGTCCATGTCGACATTTTTATTGATGTTGGTGAAGTTTTTTAATTTAACTTCTGAAATTAATAATACGCCCATTATATTTGTGTTGGAGTTATAGGTTTATCATCTACTACTGGCTTTTCTTGAACATCACCCGTTAAGAATAACGATAATGGTTTAATTTCCAATGTAGTTGGTTTTTCAAATTTCAATGATAATAATTTATTAAAGACTGGTAATATTTGTTTTTGGTATGGTTGAATAACCATCTTACGGAAATATTCTGAGTGTTGTACAATCTCATCACTTCCACCCAATTTACCTGCTGTAGCAATACCGAATAACTCCGCACTTGAAACTCTATGTGAAGATAATATTGTTCTTGTAATATCATCGTTTAATGTTTGATAGTAACTGTCGTGGTCGTCACGAGGTATTTGTGTAATTTCAGGAGATTGTTCTTTACTTTCATTGAAGGATATAATTGCTTGTCCCGCATTGTCTGTACCTGAATATTGACTTTCTAATGCACGAACTATAATACGTTGTTCTTCTTCACCAGGGATGCCATTGTTATAGTTAATCCATAAACTTGGGTTCATACCTTTACGAAGATTATTCATATGGTAGTTAAGACTTTCCACATTAATTTCTATTGCTCTTTGTCCTGCTGACCAATCAGGTACAGGATAATAAGTCATAGAAGGTATATAATTCTTAAAATATAATAATTGAGATGGGTCATTTTCTTGTTGAGAAAATCTTTTAATTTCTTCTGGTTGATATTTTCTTACATTAGACCAATCAGGTGAGTAATAATAACAATCAATTTTATCATCTTCATTCAATTTACCACTTCTAATTCTACTAAAATCAACATGATATATTTCAGAAATACTTTTTCTATCTTTTGCCCAAATAACATTTAATGCAAATCCACCGAAAATCATATAATCTAAAGCAACTTTTCTCATTACTTCAGAAACATTCTCACTTTCATTAATTAAATTAATTGTTGCCATTGGGTTGTTTATTGAAACAACACCATCTCCCATAATCTGATTTACTTTTGAAGTAATTACAGCCTTATGAATAGCACAGTTGTCGTATAGTCTAATGAAATATTGTGGTAATAGATTATCCAAACCATAAAATACCCAAGGTACACGTTGTACAACTTCAGCAAATACAGGTAATGAAGCCTGTGTAAAATCTATTTTCTTTAAATCAAATTTTTTTAAATCACTCATAATTAGTCTTGTATGTATATATAATTTTCATTAGTTTCATTTTGAGAGATATACTCTGTAAATGGATTAGCTTCAGCAGTTCCATCAAGAACCACCATACCAATAAATACTAATTGATTATTGGGTTGACCATAAATATTCAGTTGGTATTGACCCTCGTAGTTTAAATCATTAGTTGCAAAATCTAAAGTGATTGTACAATATCTAATGTTCTCAAAAAACACAGCAGTATTTGATGTACTAACACTATATGATTTTACTTCTTTACTCATGATGTGAGTAAAAACTAAAGTATAACCTGTAAATACATCCCTTGAGTTATTATTAATATTCAACACCAATGTATTTTCTTCTCCTTTATTTAAATAAAGCATAATAATATATATATCTTATACCTATAAATATAGAAAAAGTCAAGTTGAACAGGGTAAATACAAAAAAAAGAGGACATAAAGCCCCCTTTTCTTAGATTTAGATATAGAAATTGTCCTAAAGGACGAACATATATTATCCTACGATTGGTGTAGCACCAAACGCTGTAGCTAAAGAAACCGAAATTACATTAGCTGGTAAAGGTTCTTGACCTGTGAAGATCATCTCAAAACCATTTCTATCACCATAAGCAGTACCAGTTCCAGCAGAACCACCACTTAAATACATACCATTAACTTGACCTAAGTAATAGTTTGTGTCGTTTTGATCGACAGCAATAATTTGTATTTGGTCGTTTTGACCTAATATTTTTAATTGGTTTCTCTTATCTTGATCGTACTTATAGAAAACAGCTGTTAAAACTTGTTCCCAATAGATAGTACCGTTCTCAAAATTCTTAGTTGTATTTTGAGCAAGAGAAGATGTATTTCTTTTTAATTCAAATCCATAAACAGTAGTACCTGATGCTGATGTGAAACCAGTGATAGAACCATCTGCACTTGAAGTAACACCAGTAATTTCTCCTGTTGCACCACCAACGATGTAGATTTTTTTAATACCACCAATACCATCTGAACAACCTAACTGTAAGCCTGAAGATATATAACAACTCATATTGTTTAAATTTATTTTTTTGTTTTTTATTAAAAGGGGACTTTCACCCCTTTAGTTTTTTTAATATAATTAGACTAAACCTAAACCATTATAAGCGAAATATTTGGTAGTTCCAAAAGTCGCAATAGTTGCACCATAGTTATAGTTAGCTCTCATACCAATACGGTCAAAGTCAATACTATACCAAGCTCTTAGAGACTCATCTGATAGTAAATCCACACCATAAACCATATATTCAGCTGGTCCAATAGTTACTTGATTAGAAGCGTTCAAACCTAAAGTTGGAAGAACTTTAATGTTAGTATTTGGATGTACAGCAGACATATTTGATGTAATGTCGGCAGAACCAATGTAGTTAGTAAAGAAGTTAGCCTTAGTTAAAGCTTGTACATATTTACGGAAGTTTGCATAAGACATAAACACTACTAAATCTTCACGAGATAAAGCGTCAGCATCTAAAGTGTTAATTAAATTATCAATTTCTGTAATAGGGTTGCCAGCTGTTCCGTAAGCTTGTGTACCAAAAGCAGTACCGCTTGAGTTTCCAATTGCACTTGCGAAAGTTGAACCTGTAGAAATTAATGTTGCAAAACCGTTAAAACATTGACCTGTTATACTTGAATAAGCGTTGTTAGTTGAACCAGTTGTTGAACCCCATAAAGCTCTTTCAACACGTTGCTCAATTTGCTTTCTTTTCAAATCCATAATCATTGCTTCAAAAGGAACTTCCTCTTGAGTTTGACCCGCTTTCATCAACATTGATTGATATGTGTCGAATAAATCTTTATAACATAAAGTCTCATACAATGTCTCAGGACAAGTTGTGATTGAATGTTGTGTGAAAGTTGTTGTACCTGATGGAGACAAAGAACAGTTTCCCGCTTGGAAGACTGGAGTTGAATCCAATAAGTTTAACGCTTGTGTACCTTTAATACCGGTACGTACATTTACGACAGAAGCTGTAGTTCCACCGATAAGTGCTTTTGCTAATAACTCACCACCTACTTGGTCAGAATAACCACCAATGTTAGATACGTCATACGCAAATTGTTGTTTTTTTAAATTACTCATTTTGTAATATTTTTTAATTTTTTATTTATTTTTTTGTGATTTAAGAGCATTTATTCTTGCGGATAATACATCTTCAACCTCTTTATTAAAATCTGTTTTACCGTCAGCTATTTTCTTAGCTGCTGGTTGTTTTTTGAATGAATTAAATTCATCTTGTAATGTAGAATAAGATTGTTCCATTTGAGACATTTTCTCTCCCATTTTAGAAACAAACTCTTTTAACATATCCAACATTTCTGAGGACATATTCATTGGAGCGTCAACAGCAGGTACTTCAGCCTCAGGAGCCTCAGGTACTTCACCACCTTCAGCATCATTAGCAACTTCCATAACCTTTACAATAATTCCGTCTTTAGTTTCTAATTTAGTTCCGTCCTCAAGTTCATGTGTTCCGTCTGGCGCGGGTATTTCCGCATCTTCTGTAACTACAACTACTTTAGCACCTTCAACTAAACTATCACCAGCAACTTTAACTACTGTACCGTCAACCAATTTTGCATCGACAAAAATCTCTTTAACAGACTTAATTTCTCCTGCAACAACTTCAATATCAAAATTCTCTTTCAATTTGTAAGACCCATCTTCTAAACTAACTTGATCAAACGCTTCGTTAATTTTGTAGATTTTAGCACCAACTTCTAACTTTTCAGTATTAAGGATGGTGTCGTCTTCTAATTTAAAAGATAATAATTCAACCTCGTCATTCTTTAAGAAACCAAACTGTACCATAAGACTTTTAATTTCTTTAATAGCACTTTTTGAATTAGACATAATCGTTTTTTAGTTTTTATTTATTATTTCCTATCTATAAATATAGATTTATATATATTTTCTCATTATTCTTTAATATTCTTTAATACTTCAGCTACTTTATAAAGGAACATCTCCTCTTTTGTGAAGGCTGCTACCTCTGAAAAGAACCCTGAAACACTAAATCCATTGAGTTTCCCTGATTTAACTTCCTCCCAAACCTTGGGATTATTTACTTTCATAGAAACAAACCAAGTTCCAACAGGAAGATTTTCAAATCCGTACTTACTTGACTTATCTTGAACATCCTCTTTAATCCAACTTTCCAATACGTGAATATCTTTAATTGCTTTACCATCGTGCATTGTGTCGTTGTTGTCTGTATATTTGTTTCTCATATACTTCTCAGCAATCATCTTAATAGTCTCAGAAGTGAAATAAACATAATAAGGGTTTCCTTGACCATCCTTACGGAATATCTTTTGATCAGGGATCATTGCTGGTCCTAATACAATATGTTTCTCATTATCTGTTGCGAAGTGTTGTTTGGACATATCTTCTTTTGGTAATAGATATTCAAAATCTTTCTTTTTCTTTTTTGGTAATTGGTCAACATATGAAGGAAGACTACCAACATCATAACCAAAATCATTTAATTTTGATTTAGCCCAACTTAACGCAGATAAACCACCCCAACTATCATACATCAATTTACCACATCCATCATCATAACTTTTACTACTATCTAAATCTACCTTATGTCTTGATAGATAATTATACATTCTCTTAACCGTCTCCAAACTAATAGTTTCACCATTAGCAAGTTGATTTGCTCTAATCTTACCTACCTCAGTTCCACAAGAACCCCATCCATTTTCATCAACATATTTCAATACCGCTTTAGCATTGTTCTTAACACTATCAGGATAATCAGAAACACTTTCCATATTTTCTTTAATAGGAACACAATTAGGACTACCATCGTCTTTTAGACCAATTGGTTCATATCCTTCCCAACAAGGGTTAGGAGTAATCTCTAATTCGTCTTCATGATATAGATATACACTATCTTTTGTATGAACAGCACCAGTCATTAGTTTACCATTACTTATATGTGTAGGACCTTCGTATAATTTACCGTCTTCTGTATAATGAGGAACACCTACTTCAAACTTCTCAGTTATAACACCTTCCAAATTATCTTGAATTGCTTTTAACTCATCAGGGTTATTATCAATATGTTTTTTAATACCCAATCTCTTGATGGTCTCCCATTTCAATTTTCCGTTCGTTGCATAGACTTTATCGTGTGATATACCTAATTGATCAGCTACTCTATAAACAGGTCCTAAATCACTCTTTAAACGTCTTGTAACGATATATAAATCTTTTCCTTCATTCATTAATCTTTTAGCCAATTGTTGTCCTCTTAATGTTGATAAAGTGTCGTCGTAATCTATTGAAACCTTTTGACCATCAAAATCCTCTTTAGATAGACCTAAATTTCTAATAGTTGAAGGTGATGGATTTGATGCCGTTTTATCTGTAATCGTACTTGGTTGTACCCACTCAGGACTTAATTCAACAGGAAACTCACCATCGGTAATTTTACCCTTATTGATTGAAGCCTTATTGATAATATCAGCAGATTTTTTATAGAATATTCTATACCATTCGTGACGACAATTATAACCACCTCTCCAAAATTGAGCTGATTGACCAAATGAATTAAGTTCATTCTCAACTTCCTCTATTCTCCATACATAATTCTTACTAATTAATTGTCTACAAAATTGACGAGTTGTAGGGATAATTGCTGATTGTTTGATATTTTGATTAAGTGCGTACTTATATCTAACTCTATAAAATGAATTATCTTGATATGAATTATCATTTGGAGATGTTGCAAAGTTTTCTTTAACACTTTCAATTCTATCTATTTCCCAACCCTCAGCTAATAATTCTTCTTCAGGTTGTCCTTTAGATAATAATTTTTCTAAGTATGTTTCATCCTCACCATCAGGAATATGAAATTCATGTTCTTGTTCCTTTTTGAAGGCGACCCAATTAACCTCGATTGCTGGTTCATCTACTAAAGAGATAGAGTCTATTCCAGACACATCATCATCTTCTTCAATTTTTAATTCAAATATTTTTTCTTTATTGTTCTTAATCATAGTATAAATATATATTATTTACCCTGCCTGTTGTAGGGTTTAGTTGCTTTATCTTTAGGACCACTGGTCTTTTTGTATTTTCCACATTTTCTCTTACCGAAAGAGACCTTGTTTGAGTTTGATTTTCCTTTAGCCATATTATAATGTTGATAAGTCTTTTAATCTTGCAGCTCTATGTGCATCAGTTGTTAATTCATTTGAAACTACATAGGTCTTTATTATTGGTTGTTCTGATGATCCTGTATTTGTTGATGGATTATCGAAGTTTGCTTGTCCTACAGCACCTCTACTGAAAGAAGTACCACCACCCATTTGGTTCATCATTGATAATAATGGTTTAAACATGGTCACAGAACCTCGGCTCATAATTGCTTCTCCACCTTCAGCATTGATTGCAACACCACCTTGAGCGTGTCTTGCTCCATCAATCATACCACCATCACCATAGTTAGGTTTATTTCCTGACTCTGAACCTTTAAATTGTGTCTTTTTAATAGTATTAATTTGAGCAGTTGTTGCTATTAGTAAAGCTGCAGCATTTAATCCTTTTGTAATCCAATCGAATGGTGAAGGTAATGTTGATGGTTGTGTTAAAATTTGAATAATACCTGAAGCTGCAGACATTTTTGCTGTTGCAATTTGTAAATCTTTACGTTTATTAAACGCACTTTCACTTGTTTTAGCTTCCTCATCATAAGTTGATGCGATCGCATTACCTACGGCTGCAATACTATCTAATACAGCTGATGCAGTTTCACCATAAGCCTGTAATTCTGATTTTTTTAAATCTCTTAATTTCTTTTGATGTTCTTCCTCAATAACTAATATTAAATCTGTATTGTCTTTTGCTGCTTTAAGTCTTGCGGCGTAGGCTGTCTCTTCAGCTAATCTTTCCGCTTCAAAATAAGCTGTTGTATGGTCGTTTAATGTCTGTGCGTGTCTTTCTTGAAGTTCAGCAATTGAGTTTAAATAATCTACTTTTAATTGATATAATTTATTATCTCTTTCATTCTCAGCAATTAATTGTTTTTGTTTATTACCATCAGCAGCTATAATTGCTTTATCATATTCCATTTGAACAAGATGTTCTTGGGTTTGGTAATAGGCTAATGTATTTTCTGATTTAGTTGATAAGAATGATTTTTCAAGTTCAATTGCATCAGTATAATAAGACACATCTCTATTAAGTTCTGCAACTCTAATTTTATCTTGTTCTGCCGCAATTTCTGCTGCTTGTCTATTTAAAGCATATTTATATACATCACTTTTTTCTCCTTGGTTTCTTTTAATTTCATCCAACTCTTCACTATGAGTTAATGCTAAACGATTTTTTGCATCTTTTGCAGCTTTAACTTCTCTTTCAGCATCATTTTTAATCATATACTGTGTAAGTTCTTGGCTCTTTAAATTAGCATCATTTTTTGCGTGTAGTGCATCTCTCGCTTGTTCTTTGTCTATTAAACTAAGTTGATTATTAAGGTGTTGTTTTGATAATACTAACTTATCATCGTAATAAGCTATTAATATTGTTTGATCTGATATAGATTGATCTAATGCCGCTAATGCTGCATCTTTATCTTGAACATCAGATTTTTCTAATGCATATCTATTTTGTTCTAATTGTTCTTTTTTAGATTTAGCTGAAAGTCTATCTAATCTTAATAAATTTTCATTAAATACTTCTTCACTTTTTAATTGTTCTTTTTGACGTTCAATAGCTGAAACAATCATTTCATCTTCATTATCTGCTTGTAATTTTCCAAGTTCATTTAATTGAATAGCTTGTTTTTTAGCCCATTCTTGAGCTAAATCAGATAATTTATTATTTTTTTGAACATTCAAAAAGTACATAGTGTCGTAAAATTCAGCCATAGTCATCTCACTTGCTTTAACAGCTTTAGTTGCTTCATTTTCATCTTTTGTAAATTGTAATAATGCTTCAGAATATGCTTGAGCATATTCACTTAAAGCTCCTGTATAAGCTTTAATTGCTTTTTCTTGATTAGCAAGTTGCTTATCCATTTTTGCTGTAGTTTCAGCAAGATGGTTGTTTGTTCCACCAAAAAACTCAGCTACACTACTTAAAGCTTGAGCAACTGATGTAACTACTGAAACAAATACATTTAATAAAAAATCTGTAACTGGTTTTAAAGCATTAAATAAAGCTCCAACCGCATCACCCATCTTAGCAAAAGCATCCTTTAAAGGTTGGAAAGACTTAGCAGCTTCCATCACAGCACTTACTAAAGTAACCAATAAACCAACTAAAAATCCAACTAAACTTGTTTTAATTGTCTTATCAAAAGTCTCAAATCCTAATCCCAATGATTTAAATGCGGATTGTGCTGACCCACTAATACTTTCAAGTTGTTGCATTGAAGAACCGATCTGACCAATAGGGCCTGGAATATTAGATAAAGCATCATCCAATTTTTGGGTACTTCTACTCATCTCTTCTTGAGCATCCTTTAATTGTTTAATCTTTGCTACATTATCCTCATACTCTTTTGAATTTTTCTTACCTTGTTCTTCTAATTCTCTATTGGCTAAGTTTAATTTCTTAATTTCAGCTGTGTAGGATTTAATTTTTTCTTCACCATCATCCATCTCATCGTTCATTCCATTAGCCGCCTTTTGAGCAGCTTTCCAAGAGGCTTCAGCATTTTTAATATCTGTACTTAAAACCTTATATCTCGGATCTGTTAATGGTAATGATTGTAAATCTTTCTTAGCTTGTTTAATAACCTTATCAAATTGTTCAAACGAGGTTTTACTTAAATCAACTTGTTTATTATTTACTTTAATTACAAAATTTATTTCTTTAGTAGCCATAATTTAATTTATATATATTTTAACAAGTTGTTACTGCGTTTATTCCTCCATAAGAATTTATTTGTATTGCGTATAATGTTCCACCCTTTCTTACACAATAATAATTACCATTACCAACGAATGTATTTCCTGGTGTTGTATATTGGTCTAAATAGAAAAAGTCTCCAACAGATGGTGTTGTGTCTCCTGCTGTTAAATAGATCGTTGGACCTGGATATAACGCTGCAGCACAAGCTAATGTTGAATTAACAAATGTTGTTCCTGTATTAATACCATAACCAACGCCTAACATTGTAGGTGTAGGAGTAGGTGTAGGAGTGAACGTACACATTGTACCTCCAACCAATATTCCTGAGGTTAAAAACCAAACCGTTGTTCCATCTGAGTAATATCCATCAGGTGGTGTTCCACTTAATGGGTAATCTCCAACAGAATATAATTCTGTTCCATTATCTAAAGCACTATCATAAGAATAGTAGTTATTGTTTAATGCTGGATCATAATTAATACATGCTGCTGTTGATGTAACCCCTGTACCCAATTTAAATGAGTATGTAGGAGTTAATGGTGTAGATGTAGGAGTATAACTTGGTGTAGGAGTTGGTGTTCTTGTTGCTCCTGGTGCAAGAGGTGATGATGTTGGTGATGCGGTTGGTGTTGGACTTGCTGCTGGTGCTCCTGTTGTTGATGTTGGAGTAGGTGTAGGTGTTGGTGTACTTACATTAAATGGTTCACTTATAAGTACAGGATCAATTCCTCTATGACCTATAAATCTTATTTCAAAATAATAATTACCATTACCGAATGAACTAACTCCAACCATTGCTGGTGTTACACTAACCGCAAAGGCTCCTGAAACTGTTGTTTGAGTTGTTCCTGTTGTTGTCTTCGATCCTACACACATCCAAGGTTTAAAATACTTTTGTGAGTCACTCATCATGTGAACTGAGAATAGATGTAGATTACTACTTGAGTCTATAAATGGTTCTGCACTATTCTTATTCCATACGTAATCAAATGTTACATTGATATTTGGGCCACTTTTAGCTAAATCAAAATTAGTTACATCACCCGACACACCATTATTGTTAATCTCGTGTATAATATCCACATCATATTCATACAATGTGTTATTTGGGTATATGAAATTATCTGAATTAAGTTGACCTATATATTTCTTCATACTTATAAATATTCTTTTTTCTTATTTGGATAGTGAAATTAACAGTTATTAAAGTCACCATTTGATTTTAATCTTACTAATCTATTAGCACTAATACCATCTACAAGGGTAAAAATACCACCGACCATTATTTGACTATTAGATTGTATAGCTATTGTTTCACTAACAGATCCACCCACAAAATTAAGACTTTTACTATTAAATGATGTGTCGAAACTACCATTAGAATTTAAACGATTAATTATACCATTTGGAATTGATGTGTTATATGTTACAATAATTTTACCATCTAATTGGATTTTAGCATCAGTTACTATATAACCACTAACTAATGGAGATGTAAATGTATTATCAAAAGTACCATCAGTATTTAATCTAAATATACCATTACAAGCATTTCCTTGGAAATTAGTAAATTTACCACCAACAATAATCTTATCATCAGATTGAACATTAACACTATAAACTATATCTGATATACTTATAAATCCTGTAATTGCTTGATAAACAGTACCGTCAGTATTTAGTATAATTAAATTTGAAGATGTTATTCCACTATACGAACTAAAAGTACCCCCAACTACAATTTTACCAGTTGATAATAAACCTAAATCATTAACATCTGTATTATAAATTCCATTAGAAAATCCTGTTCCTGAGTTAAATCCTGTATATCTTGAACCATCAGTATTTAACATTGCTATTTTATTTTGAGTAGTACCATTAAAATTGGTAAAAAATCCACCTGCAACAATTTTACCATCACTCATAATTTCAATATCTCTTACAAAATTATCAAAACCAGTTCCTACATTAAATGACGTGTCTGTTGATCCATCAGTATTAAATCTACCCATACCTTTAGATGGATCATTATTGAGGTAATTAAATAAACCACCAACAACTATTTTATTATCTGATTGAATTTCAATAGTTTGGATACTACTTCCTGCTCCAAAAGTCGCACCTGTAAATACTGTATATCTTGTACCATCTTGATTTAATGCAACGA